GATAACGATAGAGCGGTGTGGGCTACGCTCACAGAGCGAGTGCAGTACTGCAATTGACTGCGCTCTTGCAAAGCCAACCTCATCGAGTATTATCAGCGCACCTGTGTGTTGGATTGCTTGAGTGATGACACCCGCTTTCCACACCACGTTGCCATCCTTGATGGTGTTGCCACCGATGAACTCGGCACGCTCCATCGCCTCATCGAAGTTGACTCGGAAGAGTCTACGTCCGAGGCGGGATGCAACCTGAGTCACGAACTCGGTCTTACCAGTACCACGCTCACCTGCAAGCCACACGTTGTCAGGCAGGGGATCATCGAGCGCAACCAAGGCTTGATGCAGGTGCTTAGGATCGAACACGTAGTCATCGACACGTGCGGGAGCGGATGGATCGTTCCACACCTCGATGTCCATGTTGCTAAAGTCGATGGTCTCGCCACCGTACTCATAGCTGAGTGCGCCATCGAACACGTCCTTGACCTTGGCACGCTTGACGTTCGGTACTGACTGCGCCACCTGAGCGATAACCTCCTTGGTGGCGGTCTTTTTGAATGAGGCAAAAAGCTTGGACACCTCAGCACGAATGGTGTCTTCAATGACCTTGGGATCAGGCTTTTCAACCGCATCGATCTTGACGTTTAAACGGTCTGCCAAGATCTTGAAGTCCTTGGCAATCTGTGTTGACTGTTGCAACGCAGAGTCAAGGGATCTGTCAGCAGTCGTGCGTAGTGCATCGACTTGTGCCAAGGCTTTGTCAACCTTGACTTGCGCATCGGTCACCGACTTGCGGATGTCATCAGGCACACCCTGTAAAACAGATGATGGCTTGGTGTTGCGCACCTCATCGATGGTGACGTAGCCACCGTTGATCAGGTCTGCCACGAACTGATTGTCATCAACAGGGTTACCAGTAAAGGCGCAGTTGGGCGCAAGCTTTGCGCCATGTTGGTCAAGCACCACCTGTACTACGGTGCGTGGGAGCAGGGAAATGATTTTTGGAATATTCAAGGTAAGCCTCCGAGAAAAAATTAATTAGCTAAAACGAATTGCGTACCGCATTGGCACGTAGGTAAACCCTTGTCAGCCCATCCCTTAGCCACTCGGATGGTGTACTGACTCTTGACTGTGCCGTCAGGCTTGTGCTCAACGCACGTACCGCATACCGCCTTGAGCATACGTGTTGACTGCACCTTGTAGCTACTGGCTACGTTTAGCTTGGCATGAGGGTAGATCCCAAGCGATTCAAGGATCGGGGCAAAATTCTCACGAAACTGCTTACCCACCTTGGTTTGAGTCAGACTGCCCTCAAGCCACACCTTGCGGACACAATGTTTAAACTCTGTGCCATGCGATGAGCCTGTGACTGCGTGGCTTAGTTCGTGCATCAGCACACCGAGCACCTCGACAGAGTCATCGAGTACAGGCGAGATGAAGATCTGATGAGTCGCATCTTCCGATGCATCAGGTGAGAAGTGCTCACCGACATTGCGGTACAAACTGCGTGCCCGCTTGGATGGGAAACCGCAAGAGACCCTGACGTGATCAGGGATGGGGAAACCGTTAGCGTGGAAAATGCCACGCACCGATGTGACTGCATTGTTGAGCCATTGCTCACGTAAAGCTTGGGTCATAGAACCTCCTTGTGTTTTTGTTTGCGGGAATACTTGCGGGCGGTGTGGCTACCTGCACCACAACGCTTTGCGTGCTTTGCTACGAAGTTTCTGATAGGCATAAGCCCTCCTAATATCCATGTTTATCTGAGTCGAATGAATCGTCACCGTCATACCATTGGGTCTGATTCAGTCCCTGTTTGAACACCTGATTTGCCTCTGATTTATGGTGATCAGAACCATATTTCAGGATGAATTTCAAATACTTTTTGCGGAGCGGGAGCGCAACCTTGTACTCACCCTCTGCGTGTAGATCCAACTCATGTAGGCAAACATAAGCTAGATCGTCAATTGTTTTATGGGAAAAAAAGTCATAACTGGTGTTGATTGGTAATGCTTTTAATGCTTTATCGAAGTCCATAGGTCTCCTAAATAAATCGATGCAAGGCGCATCCTCATGCCCCCAAGGGGAGGCATTGAGATGGGTCTTACTATGAGCTAAGCCACTCATCAAAGCTTTTGGGTGGTGACTCGCTAGTGCAAGCCAAATAGATTTGATACCGTTGCCACAATTTGCCTTGGAATTGCATAAAACCTCCTATTTTTTGTCAACTAATTGTTGGGTCAGTACTACCAACCCCTCGATAAGCCTGTTGGCTCGGACACTTTCGGGAGTGGTCATCCCATTTTTACGGACATGAAACCAACCATGTGGCTTAACGTCAATGATGCAAGGCTTGCGTTTAACCGCCCGCCAAGCATTTTCATAAGCCTCGGCTAAAGCCTCATTGTTTAACTGCATAAGCCCTCCGATTAAAGAAAGAAGTTAGCGGGAATAGCACCAGTCTCGGTTTCGATTGGGTAAATGCTTTCGTATTGCAGGAATACTGGGGTTTTGGTTTTAAAGTCGAGACCGATAAAAGAAAGGATTTGAAAAAATTTGATTGATTTCATAAAGCCTCCATAAGAGATGCGGGATGCATCCTCTTGCCTGCTCATAACAGGCAATGAGAAACACCCTACAAGCCTGATAAGCGCAATCGCTACGGATCACGTCAGGCATCTGTCTATTCGGTCAGCGGAAAGCCACCGAAATTTAATTGCTTGGTTACGTCCCAAGCGACACTAGATTCTGTCTAGCTACCTCGTTTTTACGTACCCGAGGTCAGGCAAGCCTTTTCGTGTTCAAACCCATAGTGGATGGGAGAGGATCTGAACTAATGCCATATGGTGGAGGCATAAAACTAAACAACCCTTGAAGTATACACACAATCAATTGCAACGTGTAAACACTTTGTATAAATGATTGAGTAATCTGTAGGGTTATTGCCACAAGTCAGCCCTATATATAGGGAAGAATTCAGCCTGTTTTAGGTCTTATATAAGACCAACCCTGCAAGCCAGTAGATATAAGGGTGCGGTTCACCACGGCATTTTCACGTGTGTACTAATGCACTTGCCTCATGTAGACACAAAACGTCTCTAAAGCCCTGTAATGCGGTTTAAACGGTATGTATGGATATACAGTACTGGTGTCGCATTTTTGCAACCGAGCGGGAAAATGTCGAAGACGATCAGGCAAATGTATGGTAGTTGGCAGAGGCTCATGTAGTGAGCTAGTAAACTTGCATGGGTGACATAGAAGTGAACAAAGTAGAAACATGATTGACAACGTAGAGCGACAAGCTCATTATGTGAGCTAGTGACGTATTGTTTAAACATAGAGGGGAATCAGATGGGCAAAGCAGAATTACTGGCAGACGTGATTAAAGAGAATGTGAACACGCAACCTAAGAATGGTGTAGACATTCCAAAGCGGGGGATTGATAGCGAAGCGAGGCGGACGTATATCGAATCAGTAGAGGTAAAGACTAAGGTAAACGGACTGCCATATGGATTACATACAGAAGAGACCGATGAACCATCAGGCAGAGACAAGCGATTAACGAAGAGACAGTTAGCATTTGCCAGTAACGTAATAGATGGCATGACACCTGTAACGGCTTATATGAGTGCATTCAAATGTGACCACCTTACAAGCGCAACGATTCAATCGAGGGTGAACGATCTTCTAGCTGATGCGAATATCACTTTACTTTTACAACCGCTCACACAAGCCAAGAAAGAGATGATCATTAGCGATGATCGCATGGCACGTAGATACGTGATGAATGAATGGTTCAAGCATAGCGAGGATGTCTCAGTCCCAATCAACGTAAGGCTCAGAGCACTAGAGCTGATGGCGAAAGCATCAGGAGTGTTCGAGACGAGAGCAGAGCAAGTCACCGAGGCGATAGACATCGACACGCTCAAGCAGGAACTGGACAAGTCGATTGCGCTGATCGGAAAGTGAGAAACCCTGTGGAACTGTCATATAAGGCTCTGCGGGCGACCCCACCCACTCCCACCCCCGTCAATTCGCCCCGTCCTGCGTGCCTTACCTTACACTCGAATCCACACAAACAATCACATAAAATACGAACCCCCTTTATGTTT